CCGTCAAACACTTCATCCAGCCATTCGCCCATCTGCGTACCCCATGCCATGCCTACCTCGAATACCCGGCGATCACCTACTGTCACGCTACAGATCAGCGTGGCCAGCGGTTCAAGCTCACCTTCACGCACCGCCACGAATAACAGTAAATCGCCATCAATGGCACCCTGGCGTACTGACTCGGCAGTATGCGTGCCAATGCCGTGCTTTAGCATTTTCTCAATACCAGGCGAGACAATCGGCCACATTACATCGACCGATTCGCGCGGAATGGCTGCAAGCTCGATCATTGCTGCGCCGTGCTGGATATGCCCATAAATGCTGTCACCGTGGTGCTGCCCACGAAACTATCGTGAACCAGGGTAATAGTGGCGCGCAGTACATCGCCGCGCGTTAAAAATGAACTGATTGCAATTGCGGTACCCAGCCGAAAATCATCCTGGCCGACATTGCCGGCAGAAAATACCACCAGGTCATTAACTAAAAATTCCAGATTAGCAGCATAGTCTTTATTGCCGGTGCCGAATGGTGTTACATCGGCCACAAGATTCAGCTGATACAAGCCAGACACCGGCGCCGTCCATTCACCTGTTGCGCTATTCCAGCCACCGCCAGGCAGGTCAAAATCAAATGGTTCACCGATAAACAGATTAAAGGTTGTCGGTATCAAATTAATCGGTACGCCCGGTACCGATTGCTGGACATTAACGCCAACCGGAAACTCGTTTAATGCCTGCGCGATCCGGGGCAGCTCATCGTATAGAAACTGAATCAAGCCCGGCAGCGTGTCGGGTATATCCCCTGGTACATAGCGTTCACTCGGCCGCTTTGGCATTACCAGTCACCTTGCAATTCATAATCAATATCAACTGAGTTAATCCGCCAGTGCGCATCCTGTTCGCCTGATATTTCCAGTGAGATATAGCGCCCTGATACCAGAAAATCAGCTTTCGGCCTTTCCTGGCCGACTATAACACCCACCGCCGCCGCCCAGGAAATCGGTGAATTAGTGTGATCCTGGCTGCCAACCCGGACATTTAACTGCCGCCCGGCCGTGGTGCTATTGCCTTCGGCGTTAGGCCATACAGCTGTAATTAATTTTAACCGCTGTGGCTCACCTAGATCCTTTGTAGTCATTTGCAAATGGATCGGCACCGGCTCACCTTCACGCAAAAACCCCTGGTGAGCCTGTAACAGCTCATTATCATAATCAGCCATTACCATGATATCGCTGGTGGGATTAAACCGGCGCTGGTTCCAGCCATCGGGGTATACGTTCCAGGCTAATGTCTGGCCATCCCAGCTGTGATCGGTGCCAGGATCGCTTAAAATGCCACGCGCCATAAACGACATTTCGGGCACGTCCATAATGCCGAATCCACCGGTATTAATATCCATCACGATAAAGGTATCCGCGTGCAGGTGGCCTGCTTTCGGAAAACAGATATACAGCTGCTTGGATGCATGGCTGGCCGCCAGGTAGGTGCCCAGGTACGCATCCGGATCAATCTGCGTGAATATAAAATCCCTGATCCTGGCATCAACCAGGCTTTCGACTTCAACACCGTTATGCTTTATCACGTCACCATCTGTCATCACGTAATGCACGCCGTACAATTCCTGCCAGCAATTGCGCGCTAATATGCCACTGGTAACAAATGCTTTACGGTTTGAGAATACGAATTGCCCGGCAATATATTGAAGAATTGTGCTGCTGTGCTGCTTGTAAATCATGAACTGATCGCGCATCTGGCCGCCATCAATAATCGCGCCGGTGGTCGCTGCAATGGTAAAGCTGCCGGCCTCGTTATCCGGTGCCGCATCCCATACCTGCGGAATGGCGCCAGGGTTCGCCGCTTCACTCCACACCACCAGTTCAGGAAACTCACCGCCCAGCGTTATATTCATTGCAACCAGGTGATATTTAAACGGGCGCAATGCCTTGCACAGCTGGCCTGCCGGCCAACCCGGCAGCGACAGACAAGGATTAGCGGTTTGCAAATCCCAGAACAGCGGATCACCGGCACCGTAATTCAGCACCGGGATGCCGTTTAACACGCCGCCAGTCCAATCACCGGCAGCTGTGACCGGTACGCCGCCGACCGGTGTTATATCGAAATGGCTGGTGCCATCGGTGACAGCGATAATGCCGGCAGTTAATGCTGTATTATTGCCGACATACAGCCAGTAAAACTCGCCATCGGTGGTATAGACCGGCAATAGCCACAGCGGTTTGCACAGCAATGCACCGGCCGCGCTGGACCAGCCAGGTGCGGCAGCTGCAAAGCCATTAGGAAATATTACATTGCTGGCACTATCCCAGCTTTCGTAGCCTAGTTCGGCTGGATGAATGTCCTTGATTACGCCATTGGGTCGGATGGTTTGTTTCACGCAGAACCACCGTCAAATATGAATATAATATCGCACATTGACATTACGTGGCCGGGTTTCGGTGCTATCGCCTGCTGTGCCGGTAATCTGATTAGGGGACAAATCATTGCCCCTGACGGAACTACCAGAAGCGCCGTTTATTGTTGCGTGTTCAACATAGCTATGCGTATGGGTTTCAAAGTCATCCGACTGCTTTGTACCGACAAAATCACCGGTCACACCGTCACCGCGATCGGTGCGGGCTGCAGCATCCGGATCATTGCCTGCGCCAATATCCTGACCGCGTAGAAACTCACCGCGATAATCCGGCAGGTTAAAAGTAGTGGAACCATCACCGACACCGTATGCCGTGCCCAGTGATGCAAATAACGGGATATTGATACCGGTACGCGACACCGCGCTGCCATCGCACAGCAACCAGTTTGATGAGCTGGCCGCCTCTGCAAATGCCGCCACCATGCCCACGAAATCACTGGCCGGCGCTATATCATTCAGCTGTGCCGGTGTCGCTGTAACCGCCGCGTCAATGTTCGGAAATGAATCCTGTATCGCCTGTTTAACGCCGCGTATATGGTCATCGCCCTGGTTTACGCCATCGGTGCCGGTGGGATTGGTGCGCACCAGGCTGCTGATAAATGTGAATACTTCTAATGGCATTTTATACCGCCCGCATTTGTATGCTGTTGCCGCTGAACCGGCCAGCCTGCGCCCTGGTATTCAATAACGCTGAATAGTCAGAATACATTTGCTGCCAGGTAGCCATGCCGGCCTGGTGTTCCAGAAACGGCATAGCCTCGATCATTACCGCGTAAATATACAGGTTAGGAAATACAGCCAGCAACCGGGAAAAGTCAATATCATTAACCAGCTTCGGTTCACGTGCATAGTAAAACATTTCGATTACTACCTGGCTATCTTCACTCGGCGCAGGTATCAGTTCCAGCTGATGATCCATAATGGTATAAAACTGGATCGGGTTCGGTGAATCACCCTTTAACTGCCTGCCCATATTGTCCAGCTGTTCAGGTGTCAGATATTGCAGCGCAAAGCCGCCATCAAAATCAACCTGTATATTACGCATTTCAATCCAGTCACCGGGCAGCGGTAGAAAGCGCAGGTTTGCGGTGGTGGTGCTGCGAAATTCCTGCTCTGGCAGGCGCATATCGTTATCAATGCGGCGCTGCGCAAACTCGATCCAGTCGAGTATTACGTCATCCAGATCGGTACGTTTCAGGTACCGCTTGATAATGATTTTCAGTTCACCGAAATTCATTATGGCGGTGGATTCAGGAAGTCATTAATGCTGCCGCCACCTATCGGAAATGCCGGCTGTATCCAGCGCCCGCCGCTGATCGCGTTACCGGTGCGGATACCTGATTTAATGGTGTGCTGCTTGCGCATTGATTTGCGCTTGCCCATGTTCTTACGTGGTTTCGGTTTTGTACTCATGCCTGCACCTTGTACGGTGTCGATTCCGGCGATCGCATAAACTTCTGCAGGGCACGCTTGCGCTGCATTACATCGCCTTCAAACATACCCGGCCACCGCTTGCGGATATGCCAGTAATCCAGTTCAGGAAATGACAGCATCACCCGGCCAAATGATAAATCCTTGATCGGTTTGCTGGTGTCATTGCGTAGTTGCTGATTACGTTCGAGTATCGCGCCCCGGATGGATTTATTCATCACAGGGCGCGTATGCATCACGTCACTGGCATCAACGTGTATCTCTACACCGGTAACACCATCGGCAGATATAACCTGGCCGGTCATTACTGCTTAGGCAGGTACGGCCAGCATCGGCAAAGTGAAATCGATATCCCCGATTACTGCCTGGCCTTTCTCGTTTAATACCATCAAAGTGTAGTCGACTGCCAGCTGGCGCTTGTCTGCCAGGCCAGTTTTCGCTAATTCCTCAGCGCGTAGACCGTGCAAAATGCCCCGGCGTAACAGTGACATATCGAGAATAAATACGCTTGCCACATCATCGGTGCCGCCCAGCAGGCTGTCATACTTCTGCTGTAACCGGTTCGGCACAAATTCCAGCGTGCCAAAGTCAGTAATGAAGTAGTTGACCGCGCCCAGTGCCGCGGCTTTCTCCATTGATTTGCCCTGGTCGCTTTCCAGTGTCGCGATCCGCGCCGTGCTGGTGAACATATACTGACTAATCAGCGCAATAATTTCAGGAATGGTCATCAATACGCTGGATTCACCGCCCTCGATATACACCGCCTGCACCATATCCCTGATTTCGGATTCAGCGATCGCTTTCAGCGTACCAGCGAGCGCAGCTGTAACCAGGCCGGTGGCAGCCACATAACCTGTGCGGGCACCAGTGGTGCCTAGCACGTTATTGGTTTTCAGCCATGCATCCAGGCCAGCGGAAAGGCCGGCCACGGTGTCACCGTCATCGGCCACACTCGCCTGCCCGGTTAAATTGATTGCCTCGCAATCCCGGTATAGCTCAATCTGCCGGCGTGATACCTGATAGGCCAGTTCATCGCTGCGGCCAATGCTTGCGCTGTGGCGTGCCCTGGTGGTAACGGATACGGCCTTCGTGCTGATTTGACAATGATTGCCCTGGCGTTCGCCCGCTTTCGCGTTCAACTTAACATTGTCCAGGCCATCGATTACCGCGTTCGTGATATCTGGCGCGGCGAGCTCGTCAACCGTCCAATCCTTGCGCGCATTGTCTACTGGTTCGGTGCCTACCCGATCCATGAATGGCAGCGGGACATTTGATATATCCCAAATGGCGGCCATTACATCTTCATGTATTAGCCCGCCCGTTAATGCCGCTTTTAAATCGGCACTCGAAAATTCATCTGCTGGATTTGCCATCGTTACTACCCTCTATTAGATCACCGATGGCACGGATTTTATCTGTTTGCGTGCCGGTGCGGCCGATCTCAATTGCTGTTTTCGCGGTAGTGGTTTTAATTTGCGGTGCGGCAGGTTTCTGCGCTTTTGATAGATTCGCGGCTGCACTGAGCGCCTCGCGCCCGGCCTTCGCCTTGCCCAGCATCACGGTGTAATCGTGTAGCACCTTAATAACGCGGTGGTCATCGATACCGATAAACTGCTGTTCGGTGAATCCGTATTGCTTTGCGGTGGCCAGCATTGCCGCGCTTGCCTGCTTTTTAACTTCCGGTTCCGCCCATTTCGGGTAAACCTTTAAAAGCATTTGCGCTTCATGTTCTGCATTAAAGGCCATTTGATCCTGCGCGGCTTTCAGCAGTTCCGGCTTAACTTCGCCCAGCATAACGGCCAGGCTGTTCAATTGCTGCCTGGCTACCATCTGCTCATTTTCCTGATCGCGCCGGGTTTCATCCCACGCCTCACGATCCGATTCAAACGACTTACTGGCCTGGTAGTGATCCTTTAACTGGCTAATGGTCTGGCTCTCGCCGCCTTCGCCATCGCCATCGCTGGCGCTGATCGGTATTACCAAATCATAATCGATTGCAGGCGGTTCGGTAGGATCATCGTCCGGCTCTGGCTGCTTGCCTGCCGGTGGTGCTTCTACTGGTTCGCCTGGTGCATCCTGCTCGGCTGGTTCGGGTTCGTGGCTCTCGCCGCGTATCAGTTCAGCAATTTCGGATACCTTCCCGATATCCGTGGCCTGGATCACGCCTGCATCTATATTGCTCTCGCTCATGCTGCATCATCCAAAGCCGTTAACCACTTATAAAACTTTGCAGATACGCTGTCAAGCGCGTCCAGTTCGTACAATAGCTGCTGGCGCCTGGTTTGCACTCGGGTTTGCTGAATATCCAGCAGGTAGGCTGCGCGGCTGTCATCAATAAACTGCGCCACCAGCTTCTCGGTTTCCTGCCTGGCTGTTTTACGCGGCATTATTGTCACCACTACCAGCCAGGCTTAGCTTTGCGGCTTCGGCCTCGCTGGTGATTTTGCCGACTATTTTAGCTTC